CTGTGGCATTTACTTGATCCTCAAATTAACTAGGTAATACACCTAAGTGTAAGAACTGAATTAAATAGGTTACAGTCGTAGCCGCTGTTGCTAAATCAGCACCTATAGGAGTCAGTCTAGCGTGCAGAGTTCTTGCTGAAGCAGTATACAAAGTTGCTGCAATCGCAATAGCTTCTGAAGTTGCTGGACCACCTACAACACCTGCTGTTACTCCTGTACCTACAAAAGCGTTAGCTGCGTGACCATGTGAGTTTTGAATAATATACAAAGGCGCATTAGCTGTCCAAGTAACCGCAGAACCACCATCATCTAGAATAGCTTCAGTTGCGATAAGCTGAGTACCGCCTGAAGAAGTTCCTAATGAAAAGTCTACATCATTACCACTACCACCTGCTGTAACAATATTACCTGCTGGAATAGCAATAAGATCTCTAATAATAGTATCTGCTGGCTGCGTAAAAGTAACATCAGTATTTGTATCATCTGTTACTGCAATAGTACCTGTAGTTACAGAGGTCCAAGAACTAACAACATTATCTGCTAGTTCTCTTACATCAGAAGTTCGTGCGGAATTGCGCCCTGTATCTCGTATATTGATAACCGGGTTTGCCATATTTTTATCTCCAAAAATTAATTATTAAGTTAAAAGAAAAGGGAGCCTTTGCAGACTCCCTAATCTAATTGGTTTAGTCTATACCGTAGAATGCAGAAACCAATGCATCGGCTCGTAGTACTTTAGATCCATAAACATGGAGTCCTCGTACAATGTCACCAAATGAATCAGGATCACGCAGAACTTCAGTACTTGTAATCGTCTGTGCCGTAGCCGTAGAAGACATATGACCAGCAATACATTTACCAGCAGCATTAGATGTGCTTGCAATGTTGTTTGACTTGTACATATTAAATCCACGAATCTTGCCAGAAGATACTAGACCATTTCTAATCGAACCAGAGCCAGCGTTGTAATCTACTGACAGAAGTTTAGAGGCTGTTGCAGACAGAACCTCATAGAACTCAGGAGCAGCTACAAACCATCTCCCTTCTTCTGGAATATTAGATTCGTCTAACAGACGAGCCATATGTGCCAGAACGTCTATGGGATCATGCTCTGAAGAGCCGAAACCAATGTCTAGATTACCTGTACCATCAAATGTACCAGCAGCTAGATCCGTAGCACTATCCGAACCAAGAATATGGTTAGGGCTAGATGCGGATACACCTGCAAACATTGTGGCAATTACGCCTTCATCAAACGCATCTTTAAGAGCATACGCTGCTGAAGATGAAGCTACCTCCCTCCAGTTCACATGAGACATGTTGCTTTCAATGTCATCCACTTTGAACTTAAAGGCGTTAGCTGTATCGACAACCAGAGATAGCTCTGCGTCAGTTAGCTTAGTTTGAGTTACGTCAGCACCACGCTCGTATTGGTATACGGTAATGGTGGGTTCTTTTACAATTTTTACTGAATCTCCGAAGTTTGCAATCTCACCAGAATAATCTGTGTTTGTAATCGCTTCAACAACCGAAGCCTTCCTAAAGAAGTTAAGAACCTTTTTAGAGTAGACTGCCGGTAGGAAAAACGAATTAGCTTGCGTACTTACGGAGTTAGCAAAGTTGGCATCAGTATCTGTACTCGGCTCAAAATACTGATCAGATTGATTATATGCCATATTGATTCCTCCTTAAAAGTAAGTTAATTATTATTTTACTACTCTGCCTTCACTCACAGCTTGATTAATTTCTTCTTCGTATCTATCAAACTGATCAATCGACATAGCAGCAATTTCCCTTTCCGTCCAAACCTTGTCTTGCTTTGGCTCAACAGATGTCGTTTTAGTTGACACCATATCCGCAGCAGACTGTTTGGATTTTTTAGAACTTGACCGACTCTTCTTTTTAGGAGAAGCAGCTACACCTGTATCTTTCTTAAATAAATCTAAAGCTCGACTAGCAAGATCAGCATCGCCTGAATTATTATATATCCATGATTGGATAGATTCAGGTTGTGATTTTGCCCATGAATGAAATTCATCACTATTTCTTATATCATCAAAATCAGGGTGATTGTCCCTTAATCTTTTTTCTGCATCTTTTCGTACTAGATTTGCTTCTCTTTCTTGGAGGGCTGAAAGACGCTCTTCTAGAGCTTTTGCCTTTTCCTCACTTTGCATATGAGCTACAGTTTCTACTACATCAAAGACATCAGGATATTGTTTCTTAAACTGTTCAAGTTCGTCTAGAGTCTTTGGAGCTTTATAAGAAGGTTGACTACTTCTAGCTTCTTCTCTTAACTCGTCTTCTCTTGTTTTAAACTCGTCAAGTTTTCGATCATAGTGAGCCTTTAAATCATCGTAACGCTTTTTATAATCAGGACTCTTAGAAGATTTTGTCTTCCTTGTTTCCTTCTTAGGCAATGCTTCTTCTTCAGAGTCTTCTACATTTAAAGAAGGATCTTCAAAATAAACATTATCAGCAGATTCAAACGGCTTTGTTTTTGCGTCATGCCAAGATTTATGTTGATTGTACGGGTTTGCTTGTTCCTCTTGTTTAGTTGATTCAGTCATTTTCTATTCTCCTACTCAGGGCTTTCTTAACAAAGGTGGCTGCTTAGTGGCCAAACTAAACAGGGCTTGTCTTGTAAAGGTAGCCTTTCGGGTTTACTAAAGTTGATAAAGTGCCTATAACTAGGGTGGCTTTATCCCGTTTGCAGACGAGGATTAACTCCCATCATACCTTTCTTGATGTCATCGTCTTCATCATCTTCAAGGTCTTCACGGATTACTCCTCCTTCTTGCGCCATTTGTCTTTGTTCTGACCTAGCCTCTGCTTCTTTCATCATGGCCTGTAAATTATCAGGGCCAATCTCATCAGTTGCTTTTGCAGTTAAGACAAACTCACCGTCCGACAACCTTGCGGGGATCGAATCGGAGACTGCGGAACCCGGTCCTTCAACGGGACCAGATCCTGCAAATTCTATAGCTGTGTTCATTAGCTTATCAAAGATAATACTAAGATTTGCATCAGCTGTTAGTGCTTCCATTAGATATTGTTGTTCATTTTCATTTAAAGATTCTGAAACTACAAAATCTAAATAGTTATCTTCCATCTGTTCGTCAGGAGCCATTGCCATTTCTTCTTGAGGCATTGGCATTCCCATTTCTTCTTGGGGCATAGACATTGCCATGTCTTCTATAACTCCCCCTTCTTGTTTCTGTTCTCTAGTTTCTTCTATTCTTTCTTGAATTAGTTCATCAAGTTCATCTACATTTTTTACAAAATTAACATCGTCTCTTGCTGCTCTATTACTCATATTTTTAAAAAAATTAGCTATGCTTGCCTTATAGGGAGTTGTATTTTGTTTTCTTAAAGATGCATCAAAAATATTATACCAAGCTGGAATTTCATTATACTCAGGCTCTTGTAAGAGTTTAACTTGTTTATTAATATATGTTCCTATATCAGAATCAAATTCGTTTTGCAAGTCTAATTTATTTCGTATTTCGTCAGGAATAGTTCCATCTGCATAACGCTTTCTGTCAGAATCTAAAAGACCTCCACCATATTTCTTTTCTTTTTCTTCCATAGTTACAGGAGCAACAGCCACTAATAATCCAGTAGTTTCTTTTTTCTTATTCGGCATTCGCTTGATCCTTGTAATATGTTATGTATTCTTTCCAGCGGAAATAATCTCTTCGTTCGTTACACCAAAATAATCCATCATAGACACTAGCCATCTTTTCTAGACAGGGCTTCCTTGACCTGCCCCTCCAGCTGCTCTAGGCGTACCAGAGAATTGAGTCTCCCCTGCAACCGGAACATTTCCGACTCCGATGTTGCCACCGCCAGTGCCTGTAACTCCAATGTCTTGAGGTTGTTGAGGTGTTCCTTGAGGGCTTCCCATAGCTCCCGGTTGCCCGTCAACAGATTCAGCTTCCGGGCCAGTTGTTTGTCCAGCATTTTGCATTCCTATTATTTGTGCCATGATAGCGGCTTCTTCTGGATCATTCAGAATTTCATCTGGATCAAGATCTAAGCTATAGGCAAGTTCACTAACTAGTTTAGAAATCTTAACGAACGGAGCAATCGCTGGACTTTGTGCTGTTTGTAAGAACATTGTCAAACGCTGACTGCGTACTTCTTTCTGCATCAGACTGTTTGTGCCTGTTGCCTTTACTTCTAAATCACCAATTACATCTATACCGCCTTCAAAGAATTGCATGTTCCATTGAAAATACGATTCCCCTAAAGGCTTTAATAAAAAGTCGTCAAGGTTTTTAACTACAGTCTTTATGTTTAAAGAAGCTGCACCTAGTAACATTGACATACCGGAAGCTGTTCTTGTCATGCTTTGCACACCAGTTTGTCCATGACTATAACTAGGTATACCTGTCTGTTCATCTGCAAGCTGCCTAAATCTGTCAAACATCATCATGTTCTCAGGGGCTGTGTTAGGAAACTTCAGTCCATAAATAGATTGTCCCGGCATACCAGCTTGTCGTCTGAAAATCTTACCCGGATAAACTTCCATTGTCTGTCCACCTACTAAGGCAGACTCATCTACATCAAAGACTAATGATCCTGCCAATGCTAGATTATCAATAGCCATTCGTGCATGACCATTCATAATCTGTTGGGAATCATCCATGTTTTCAGCTACACCTATTCCAAAAAAGTTATAGGGATTCCTTTCGTAAGGAAAAGCATTATAAGGAATACGATAAGGTGTAAAAGGATTTACTACAGCCCTAAGTAGCATATTGCCACATACCCAAGCATTTATTTGTACTTCATCTAAATCGTCTACACTATCTGGAACATCTATGCCTACTTCTCTCGCATACATAGCATCCATCATTCCCCAGTACTCTAAGACTTCAAAGTTTCCATGATAACCATCGTCAGACGAAGAAGAGTCATCTTTTAACTGAGCTTCAAATCCACGTTCAACATAATTAGGCCCGTCCTGAATACAAGATCTTATCATGTCTTGATCGAAGTAAGGCATGTTTCTTAGTTGTCGTAGCTGACTACGATTCATTTTATGTCTATGAATAACGTATTCACACTCATCTATATTAGTCGCTTGTGGATCAGGATAAAAATCCCAACAACTAACAAACTCTATTCGTGGTACTCGTACTTCTAAAGGAGAGTAAACTCTTTCTCCTTCACTATCGTCCCATCTATTTAAAGTTTTATTAAAATTAAATGGTCCTTTAACTATTCCTGTTCCTAGTAATGCAGCTTCTAGAAGTGCACTTCGTATTTCAGAAGAGCCACTAGACTCTTCAATTTGATCATGTATAAGTTTTTCCATTCTCCTAGCAGCCTTTTGTGCAGGAGATATTTCTAAATGTTGTGGGTTAGGACTATATCCTTCTTGTAAAAATCCTTTTTCTTCTGCCTGATCTTCTAAGCTTTCTTGAAATACGCCTTTAGCGAAAGTTGCACCCGGAGTTAAGGTTTTATTATCTCCTTCATATCCTACATCATAAGGACTTACAACTTCATCTTCTAAACGATTTCCTATGTTGTCAGGTATTTCTCCTACTGACGCTTCTATATTAGGCACTGGATTTTGTGTATCTAAGTGAGCAGAACCTAATTCTCCTTCAGGCATTTTAGTTTCTGCAATACCTATAGGAAACTTACCAGTTCCAAAAATAACATCTACTAACTGACCAAACGCTGCTAAGACTTTTGTTTTAGTAACTTTAACAAAAACTCTAGATTTTTCTGAATCTCTAAAACGTACAGAACGGTTATATTGACCACGATAATTTTCATACGAAGTCAACCATCTTGTTTCATCTTGCTGTCTAGCACTTTCTGCTTCTGTAAACCTAGATGTAATAATACCAACTAGGTTACTTTTTTGATCATCTTTTAATTTTAAAGTTTTACCAGTTTCACCTTCCACATCTTCGTAAATACTGTTTGCGCTTAAAAATGTATTATCTTGTTCTGCCATATTTATCAATATCCAAATGTACTATCTACAGGACGATAGGTATCCGTTTTTAGTCTTAACATTCTATCATACGGATGATCTAATTTCGGTCTGCTCATTATTAAATAACGAAGCGCATCATAAGCATGGTCAGCTGCATGAGTATCGACATCTTCTGAATTCGTTGAAGACATTGGTATTCCTTGCAATTCTTTAATTAAGTTGACACAAGAATTAAAAATCTGTAGTCGAGGCCTTCCAGTTGCTTGTCTAAGTCTTAAATGTTCATGTATCTGAATTTTACCTGCTATACGATTCTTATCTGCTCTCCTTAATTTATGACCCCTAGTTACAAGAGCTTCGCCAATAGTAGGACCAGTATATCCTGTCTTTGACCAAGCTGCTGTATCTAGTACGCCCGGAATAGACTTTAATTCTCTTTCTTCAAGTCGTGTCATGGTGTCAGCTAAAGAATCCCCGGTCAACCCCTTTTGGTATAATTCTCTATAAATGATGATGGTCTTATCGTCAGGATCTATAGCCGCCCAAACACAACAACTTTCAGAAGCATAACCGTAGTCTACTCCTTTTACTCTTTCCCACCAAGAGGGTATATCAAACGGGGAAATCACATGAGTTTTCATATCAAACTCAGGAAAGGCTGCACCTTCTGCAATATCCCAATTACCCTCTAGTAGTTGCTTTCTCTGTACTGGTGGTAACGAAAGCAACATCTTTTCGTAATCACCATCCTCTGCAAGATAAGGATTGTCCTGTAGTCTTGCAGGTATAAACTTTCTTGTTAGTCCGTCATTACCTTGAAATGAGTTATTAGGTTCTTCAGGATTTACATATCTTTTCTTTACCCATTGTGCGCCAACTCCGCCGGGGTTAGCTGTACAACGTAAGTAAGTCTTTATCTGTGGGTTGGTAGTACGAAGCCTTGAAGCCAAGTAGTTCCAACCAAATTCTGTGGGTAGGTGAGTAATCTCATCAAACCCAATCCAACTGTACGCTTGTCCTTGATAACGATACACATCAGCATCTCGTTCAAGGAATCCAAATTCTATCTTAGCTCCACTAGGAAAGTTCCATAGCTTCTCAACCTCTCGAAACTTACACCCCGGAAAAGCTCTTGGGTAAAGTTCTCTAGACTTGTCAATAAGCTCACGAAGCTCTGGCATTGACTTTCTAAGTATCAAGGCTCTGTGTTCTTTGAAATGACATGATCGTAATGGATCAATAAGCATTGCAAAGCTTTTTCCACCTCCTGCTGCTCCACCATATAAGACATCCTTTTCTGGTGCAGCTAAAAAATCCATCTGTGGTCCTTCGTTTGGCATAAAGGCTACAAAGGAACCTGTAGTATCTAAATGTTCTTGTATAGCATCAGGTAACTCTTTAGTGTCTGACTCTGTTAAAACATTGGATGTTAGTGCTTTCTTCTCTTTATTAAGTTTACTCTCTGCTACTTTTAAGTTACGTCTAAGTTTTTTAACTTTACTGTCTTTACTCGTCAGTCTTTTTCGTGCTTGTAAAGCTAGTTTAACATCCGATAACTCTGAGGTCTTAGGTCTACCGGGCTTCTTTCTTTTAGAGCCGTCCTTGTTATAGACGTAGTTTCCTTCTGAGTCTTTAACATAGTTATCGTTTGCCATATTTTTTATCTACATATTTCTTTAGACCGGGACGAGACATCTTCTTACCTGTCTCTGCTTCTAACCAATCTACTCCTATACCAAGACTTATTTCTCCAATGTGTACAGACTCTGCTATTTCTTCCAGTACTTCCAGTTGTTCTGGTATAGGCTTTAAGTATCCTTCAATACTTTCAGAAAGCTTATAGCCAAATGGAACAGTAGAAGACGTTCTTCTTTTATAACCGTCTGGTAGTAGCATCTTAGTCCTCTACTCTAGTCCCATCGTTAGACAAGTCTTCTATTGACACATTAGTTACATTGATAGGAGCCTTGTCGGGCATTAGAAAGATACCACCTCCTACTTTATGATTAACGTCAAGCTTATCTACTTTGCTTATACCTACTCTATCTAAAAGAGTCTGTGCTGCTGATAGCTTATTACCAGCTTGTACTATAGGTCTTTTAGATTCTAATATTTCTACCAGCTTAAATGCTGCTTTAGGAGCAGAATGGGCCAAGACCTCTTGGGTCAATTCAAGTATTTCAGACTTTAAAGCCTTTACGACCTGATAGTGTGGACCAGAATACCCCGCAAGCTCTGCTGCTTTCTTGGCATCACCCTGTGTTTCTACAAGATTATCTAAGAACGACTGCTGTTTAGCCGTAAGTTCTCGTTTAGTTTCTTTTGCAACATTTGGTAATATAGCCATGTTAAACATTATAGGGTTGGAT